TAAGGAGAAACATTATGGCACATTTTGCAAAATTAGGAGCTAACGGAAAAGTTATTCAAGTATTAACTTTGAATAATTCTGATATGCTTAACGCTGATGGTGTAGAGGATGAATCAGTAGGTCAACAATATTTAGAAACACATAATAATTGGCCTGCACAAATGTGGATTCAAACTTCTTACAATACATCACAGAATACGCATAACTCTGGAGATAATTCAAAAGCATTCAGAGGAAACTATGCAGGTATAGGTTATGAATGGGATGAAGATAATCAAATCTTTTGGCCTAAAAAACCTTACGCATCTTGGGTAAAAGACACATCCGATGCTCAATGGCATTCACCTATTGGCGATGCTCCTGCATTAACTGCAGAACAACAATCACAAAATGAAGCTGGTACAAATACTTGGGTTTATGATTGGAATGAATCAAACCAGTCTTGGGACTTGACAGACGAAATGGCATAATTTATATTTGGTGGTGGTATGCAAAAGAAAGTATTAACAGAGCAAGCTTTATATTACGGTGATGTGGCAATGCCTAAAGATTGGGACATTGACCGAGATAAATTATCAGGCGACATCTTACAGTCACAAATTCAAAACAAACAATTTCCATTCTCAAGAACTTGGGATATGTTGAATACATACATGCGAGATCACATCGGTCTTGAATATAGTTTTCAATTAATCAATAAAGAAACGTGGGGTAATATTTATAAACCTGCGGAAACTACAATTCCATTACTTAATATTGACCCAGTAGATTTACGAAACTCACCAGACTTTACATTATTGTATGGCGTAAAAGTAAAAAATTGTATGGTCAGAATACATTTTGAAGATAACAGACGTAAAGGTAGATCTTGGGATATACCGCTGACTAACAATAAATTTATAATGTTTCCATCAACAAATATGTATTACTTAACCAATAATCAAAAGGATAGTTTAAATTTTGTACAGACTATAACGTATGAATTTATTTAATTATTACTATTATTTTCCAAGTGTTCTTACACCTAGATTTTGTGATGAAGTTATTAAATATGCTAATGCACAAAAAGAAACAATGGCGATTACTGGTGGCTATGGAAGAAATAGAGATTTAGATAAAAAACCATTGAACAAAGAAGAAATTAAAAATTTAAAAAGAAAAAGAAACTCTGATTTAGTATGGCTCAATGACACTTGGATATACAAAGAATTACATCCATATGTACATAAAGCAAATAGAGAGGCTGGTTGGAATTTTGATTGGGAAAGATCTGAGTCTTGTCAATTTACAAAATATAAATTAAATCAATATTATGATTGGCATTGTGATAGTTGGGACAAACCATATCAACGAGACGATGTTAATCATCCAGAGCACGGAAGAATTCGAAAACTATCTATGACTTGTCAGTTAACAGATGGTTCAGAATATAAAGGTGGTGAATTAGAATTTGATTTTAGAAACTATGATCCACATATGCGAGATGAATCGAAGCATAGAATACAATGTAAAGAGATATTACCAAAAGGTTCTATTATTGTATTTCCTTCATTTGTGTGGCATAGAGTTAAACCAGTAACCGCTGGCACAAGATATAGTCTTGTTGTTTGGCATTTAGGAAAGCCGTTTAGATAATGTATATAAATAACTATTTTAACACAACCATTTGGTCAGAACAAAAACCAGAATTTGTAAAATCTTTAAACAAGGCTTCTAATAAATATATTAAAGCTGCTAAAAATTTTCCAGAAGCTAAAGCACATATAAAGAAATACGGTGACTTTGGAAGATCATATCATTCAACACCACTAACACATGACAATGATTTTTTAGATTTTAGAAATTATATTGGTCAAAAATCTTGGGAGTATTTAGATCATCAAGGTTATGATATGTCACAATACACAACTATGTTTAGTGAGCTATGGGTACAAGAGTTTGCTAAAAAAGGTGGTGGCCATCACTCAGCACATATACATTGGAATCAACACGTATCAGGTTTTTATTTTTTAAAGTGCAGTGATAAAACATCATATCCAATATTTCACGAACCAAGAACCGGGGCACGTGCAACTAAATTAAAATTAAAACCAATTAACAAAGGTGTTGTAGGTGGCACAGAACTTGTTCACTTTAGACCGCAACCTGGAACATTAATTATATTTCCAGGATTTTTAGAACACGAATATGCAGTCGATCACGGTATAGAACCTTTTAGATTTATACATTGGAATATACAAGCAGTGCCAAAAGAGATGGCAAGAGATGGTTAAAGTAATAGATAATTTTTTAGATAAAAAATATTTTGAACAAATACAAAAAAATATGTTAGGAGATTTTTTTCCTTGGTATTACAATACTTGTATTACTAATTCTAAAGATACAAAGGATAATTTTTATTTTACACATAATTTTTACAACAATATACAATCCAAAACACTACACCCTGGTCCTGCCAGTAATTATTACAACCTTATCATTAATTTTCTTAAACAACTAAAATGTAATAGTATCATTAGAGTTAAAGGCAATTTATATTTAAATAAAAATAAAAAACAAATACATCAATATCATACAGATTTTACCTTTAAACATAAAGGATGTCTTTTATACATAAATGATAATAATGGTTTTACTTATTTTGAAAAAGAAAAAGTTAAACCTAAAGCCAATAGAGCAGTTTTTTTTGATCCTAGTAAAGACCATGCAAGCAGTTTACCTACAGATAATAATCGAAGAGTGAATATTAATGTCAACTACTTTTAAAAAAAATAAATATACAATTATTCGTAAAGCAATATCAAAAGACCTAGCTGCATTTATTGCAAACTATTTTTGTATGCAAAAACAAGTTTATGATACTTGTAGAGAACGTAGATACTTTTCACCATATGAAACTATTATAGGTAACTATGAAGGTAAAAATGATCAAATACCTGGTACTTATTCTCACTATGGAAATATTGCTATGGAAACATTATTATTAAAATGTCAACCAGAGATGGAAAAAGCAACAGGATTAAAATTATATCCTGCATACACATATGCACGAATATATAAAAAAGGTGATATTCTAAAAAGACACAAAGATAGATTTAGTTGTGAGATATCTACTACTATGAATCTTGGTGGTGATGACTGGCCTATATATTTAAGCCCAAATGAAAATGTTGGTATACCTGATGGTAAAAATATCACTGCTGAAAGCAAAGCTAAAGGTATAAAAGTAGATTTAAAACCAGGAGATATGCTGGTTTATTCTGGCTGTGAGCTAGAACATTGGAGAGAAAAATTCAAAGGCAAAGAATGCGTACAAGTTTTTCTGCATTATAACAATCGTAAAACGTGGGGGGCAAAGGACAACATGTTTGATAAGCGTCTACATTTAGGACTTCCTTCTTGGTTTAAACGATGATATAATTCTTAGATGGGGGCTGTGTCACCACCACATACCACGC